CGGCCTGTCTTGCCCTTAAATTCGCCTTCTAGCACTTCATAGGTAACAATCAGTGGTGTTGGGTTTTCGGCTTTCTTAGTTTCGCCTGCTTCCTCTGATACAATCATTACTTTGTAAACGCCAATCGGTAAGCCTTGCGCGTCAAATTTTACTTCGTCTGTGCTGTTAAATCCATAATCCATTGTTAAATTCCTTCGTAATTAATGTTGATTTGTTCTAGTATTAGGTTTGCATCTGAGCCATTGGGTAGCTCTATTTGTGTTAAAGCAGTGGCTTTAATCATTTGTATCAGATCATTTGTATTGTTTGCTATTTCTTGCAAAAGTAAGACAATGTTTTCATATTGCTCTGGCTCCATTATTTATCTCCTTTTATGTGTTTTTCTAGTTGTTTGTAATCAAGCGGCAATTCTTTAGCTAACAACATTCTACCGCCGCCGATGAATGATGCAGACCCGCCAGCGCATAGCACAGGCTTCGGTTCACTGGTTTTTTTGTCTTTGGTTACGTGAAACGTGTAATCAGCAAACAACACCAAATCGCCCCACTCGTTCGCTTTCGCTGCAAGATACTTAGAAAGCTTCATTTCATGGCGCGAATAGGGGTCTTGTGTTGGTAAATCCACATTTTTAATTTGTGAATGGGCGATAAGAATGGATTTAATACCTTTTTTGGTATGGATGGCATCAAGCCATTTAAACACCTTAATAACATCATCTGCGGCATTCATTACGCCTTTGAAATAAGCAAACTCTTTCACTACGCTATCGGTAATAGATTTAGCATTGTTCGCTTTAATCAGGCGCTCTTGTGCCAGTGTTTCCAGCCAATCCAGCGAATCAATCGCGATGGTTCCGCAAGTGAATTTCTCATCTTCATAGATATGTTTTAACCATGCAATCACTTCGTCATAGGTTTTTAGCTTTGGCGTTGCACGTACTGATTTATCCAGATAATCAAGTCCACCCTCTATATCAATGAAAAATACATCATCGGCTTGCGCGGCAAAGCGTGTTTTGCCTATTTTTGGCACACCGTACAAGACGATTTTAGAAGGCATCTCTTTAGATTGCCCTGCTTTGGTTTCTGTAAAATCCATGTTATTTGCCCTCCTGAACAGATAGTTCTGGATGCGCTACCAATAAATCATCAAAAGCCTGTTGCGTGATTTTTACACGAACAGCGGACTCATTGAATTTTTTATTCATCATTTCAAGGTCTTTTGCCTTTTCCAGAAATCTGGTTTGGTCCCAGACCAATTCGCGTTTTATAAAATTAAATTCTTCTTGTATTGTCATTTGCGTTGTCATTGTCATCATTCCTTATCATTGTTTTTAAAAGCAGTGCAGTTGTACATCCAGTTTTGCGACAATCCCCCCTTCTCGCATGTTTGAGTCATTATTCGTTTACGGTCTTGTTTGGTTGGTTCCCCCATAGTTACAGGCGCTACACTATACAAACTGCTACCAATTAGCGATGCAGTGGCTAGGATGATGAGAAGCTTATACATTCTCATTTTCCTCAGCCGCATTGAACTTAAGGTTCTTGATCGCCTTATTCGGGTTTGCACCATAGCCAATTGGCTCGCCTTCATCATAGCCAGCAAACACCGCCACATAATCAAACTTCCTGTTTGGTGTAGAATTTGATGTTTTAACCACGCTAATTTTCCGATCTGTTGCCATAAATTTTCTATTCGTTTGTGCTTGTGTTGCTGTGAGTTTTACGTTAGTAATGAATATATAGGGCATAATATTTGCACTGTCAACCGTAAAGTTAACATAAAAATGGAGTTTATATGACATTCGATGAAATGATAAAAAATGGACGCGAAAAGCTAGGTGTAAGCTTAGATGTTGCGTCAAAACACTTTGGTATTTCAATCAGTTACCTTAGCGACTTTGAGCATGGCCGCGCTAAGAAAATAAAAATGGAGTTTATTTATAAGGCGGCTGGCTTCTACGGTCTTGATGCTGATGCGCTTTGCATTGCGGCTGGAAAGATACCCACAGATGTTTTCTATAAAATTAGCAACCATCCGCATTTATTCTCCGCCATTCGCAATCTAGAGGTATAGATCAATGACATTAGAAAACTCTCTCGCCACGTATGGCCTTCTTACTAACCAGCTAATTATGGACGGTGACTTACACCGCTGCGGCACCACCAGAAAGCCAAAGGATAAAAACGGCTGGTACATTATTTATGATGCTGGAAAAGCCGCCGTGTTCGGCAACTGGGAACATGGTGATGGGTATGAGAAGTGGCGCGGCGAGGGTGTTTCTGATGTAGATTGGTACAAGATACAAGCGCGAATTGATGAGGCAAAGCTAAAACGCGAAGAGCAGTTTGATATTAAAGCGGCTGAGGCCATAGCATATATCAATAGCTGTTCGCGTGATGGGTTCAGTGATTATTTAAAGAATAAGCAGATTTATCCGCATGGCGTTCGCTTTGATGGTAATTGCATCGTTATCCCGCTGCAAGACGCTACTGGGAAAATATGGAGTTACCAAAAGATTTATGGTGATGGCTCCAAATATTTCATGTCCGGCGGCAAAGTGTCCGGTTGCTACTATCTGATTGCCAGCCGTAATATCGCTAAAAACGAATTGGTAATTGTTTGTGAGGGTTTTGCTACCGGCGCAAGCATCCATCAAGAAACAGGTTCTCCAGTTGTGGTAGCATTTAACGCGGGTAACTTGAAAAAGGTTGCTGACTCGCTGGTATTTCGCAATTTAACTATTGCCGCTGATAATGATAAAAGCGGCGTGGGTGAGAAATACGCCAAAGAATCAGGCTATAAATGGATAATGCCCGATAAGGAGGGATGCGATTTTAACGATTTGCGCGGGGATATTAAGCGTTATTTTATTGTTGATTCCGCTATCGGGGTTGCCGGTGTTAGCAGTGAGTTATCCGTACATGGGCTGGTAAAAGATATAGCGGATTGGATAACCGCAACGGCGATTAGGCCGCAACCGGTTTTATCTATTGCCGCTGCACTTGGTTTTGTTGCAATGATTAAAGGTCATAAAATATGTGGCGGCACTGATTTACGTACCAATTTATTGATTTTGTCACTTGCGCCAACGGGTAGCGGCAAAGAACACCCGCAAAACTGCATTAGGAAGCTCGCGCAGGCGTGTATGCTCGATAAGCATATGATGGGTGAGCCGGTAAGTGGTGGTGGCTTTCTAACCGGCCTTTTAGAGTCAAATAGAGTTGGCTTATTGGTAATGGATGAAATGGGGCGCTTTGTTGGCAATATCTCTAACAAGAACTCCGGAGGCTGGCAAAAGGAAATTGTTGATTATATCATCAAGACGTTTAGCTGTGCTAACAGCGTTCTATACGGTCGCCAGCATGTTGATACCAAGAAAAACCCGCGTATTGATATAAATCAGCCACATTTTTGCTGTGTAGGCTCTACCGTTCAAGAAAAGATGCAGGCGGCATGTACCAGTGGCGATGTACTGGATGGGTTCCTAAACCGCTGGTTGGTATTTAACACCAAAAATAGGGTGGAAAGGAATGATTATGCTATAAAACCTACCGTTCCGCAAGAATTGATTGAAAAAATCAAAGAAATCACCGGGCATGGCATCAAATACAATAATTACGGCGAGCCTGAACCGGTCGAGGTGAAGTTTACCCCAGAGGCATGGGATTTGTTTGTAAGTTACCGTAACCGGATTGATGCGCTGGTGAAGAAGGTAGGCTTCCCTCTAGATGCCCTTTATAACCGCAGCGCAGAGCATGTGGAGAAGGTGGCGCTGGTTTTGTGTGATAATGAGGATATCATGTGCCAAGACGTGCAGGCGGCGATTAATATCGTTGAGCAAAGCAATAATGCTATATTGGAGTTTGCCGGTATGATTACCGATAACGTACAAGAGCAGGATTTTGTACGGGTGCGTGATAAGATTAAAACCCAAAAAGAAATTAAACGCAGCGACCTGACCTATTCCTGCCAGTTTGTACAAGGGGGCGCAAAACGCATTAGCGAAATTATTACGGTGCTTTTGGATAAAAACATAATTGCCGAGCGAAAAGACGGAAACAAGACATTTTACAAATGGATTGGGTGAAGATTCAAAATTTCATTTGAAATGTTCCTTGTTATAGTTTATTAGTGTGAGTGCTAACTTTTAAACGTTTAACAAGGAACATTTTATGGAAATTCAGCAATTACAAAAAATATCAAATAGAATAGATAATTATTTAAAAGCATTGGAATTAATAAATACCGATAACAAAGAGTGTATAGAAATAAAAAAGCATATTCTCGAAAAAATAAAATTAAGTTTTATTGCCTTTTACAAAGAAATTTCTAATTTTGATGAGGAGAAAATTGAAGATGATAAAATGAAAATTTTTAATTACATAAAGAAAAGCGGAAAAATAACAAAATCAAAAATAACTTACAATTTACAAAAAATTGGATATTCAAAACATATTACAAAATGTTTGTGTGAATTGGAAGAATCAGGATTAATCCTAAAATCAAAAGCTGGAAATAAGACTTACTTTGAAGCCTCTAAGTAAAAATAATGTAAAATTAAAACTTAAACCACTATATTGTAATGATATAGTGGTTTTTTTTACCTTTCATTCATTTCATCGGGGGTTATATAACACTCTCTCGCGTATGTGCTATATATTATATATAATAC